TTTCCAAGCTGTAGCTGTTTACTTTAAATGTGTATTCAATATACATAATCTCTCCTAAACAAAAGTTGCTGTTCTTGTACCTGACCCATTCCACCCAGAAGGAATTGATGTATACCAAACCCATACCGTAGAGCCACTTATTTGCGCAAAATTTGCTGACGCGGTATTTAATGTAGTACCTCCTTGCGGAAGAACAGAAGTAAAAAAGGTTTGAGCACGAGTCCCTGAAACCACAACACAAAACCTTTCTGTGGTCGTTTTACTTGCTTCTGATGCTACAATGCATTGAATGGTTGCGCCATACAACGTAGTAGGTGATCTTGCTCCAAAAGCTGAATGGCTAATAAATCCGGTTGGTGTGGTAGCATAGTTAGGGACTTTATTGCTTTGCGACCACCCAAAATGATCCCCACTAGGAGGATCAAGAGCAAGGGTACCCTCAGTAACAGTCACAACTGTTGCAGCAGACGCACCATAGAAGTCACTAAGCGATATAGTCCCAGATGTAGGGACTCCTGTATTATTGCTTCCAACGTACACCCCATTACGATAATACTCGCTCAATGAATGTGGGGCAATGCCGCCAAACTCATCAGCAATGTCTTGAATTGTAATTGTCCCAGATGATTGCAGAGCCATTATTTAACCTCCAACTCTTTAATTCGTGCCTCAAGCTCTACTACCTTTTTAGCCAACTCAATAGCAGAAGCAAGAGCAGCGTTGCCATAACTAACCGTTAAAGTATCGTTAGTTTCTATTACCGCATCGGGTAAGACAGTCTGCAACGACTGTGCTGAAACACCAACTTGTTGTTTTCCATTAAGGTCAATACGATTGTAAGTACCAGACTTAACACCAGCAAGATTGGCAACAAAGTTTTCTGGTAAGTCTTTCCAGTTTTCTTTTAGTCGTTCATCTGAGTAAGCTGTTACGTCACCTGTGGCTGTAAAGCTGCCATTATCATTAAAAGTGTATATGACTGTAGTTCCATCGCGGATATAGAAGTTGGCTATACCTGAATTGAGATCCATGTACATACTGCTGCCATTACAAAAAAGCTCACAGTCATCACCTGTGCCAAAACGCAAGATGTCGTTGTCTTCTAAGTCAATGGCGGTTCGAACGTTTAATGTCCCTGTGACAGTAACATCTCCATCAACTTCTAATTTTGTGCTTGGGGATGCTGTACCAATACCAACATTGCCACTGGAGCCTTCCAAGAAAAACGCATTGGCATCTGTATCAGACTCAATACGAAAATCTACATCAGCACCAGACTCATTAATTACTACTGCGCCATCTAATGAAGCACCATCAGCCGTGACTGTGCCAGTGACATCAACGCCTGTGCTGGTGGTGGAGAGTTTGGCGTTGTTGTTATGGTAAACAATGGTAGATCCACCATCACTTGCGAAAATGTAGTTTTTAGTTCCATCGCCATTCTGTGCGACAAAATTAGTTCCCAAGAGGCGCAGATTCCCCGTGCCAGTATCTTGCACAAAACTATTCGACCCATCGTGATAAATCTGCAAATCACTGCCAACACCAAAGACGGCTTTGTCGTTGTCGCCAAAAGACAAATCACCTGTCATGGTGCCGCCGGTTGATACTATAGCTGACGTGAACGTTGCACCGCCGTCCTTCAATAACACGCCGTCGACAGTAACTCCGCCACCAGCGGTTATCTCGGATACTGTATCTACGTTAACACCACCAGTAGCAGTAGTTGCGCCAGTAACCCCAAGGGTGCCAGCAACAGTCGTATTACCTGTGGCAGCGGCAACTTCAAACTTATCGGTGTTGACCGTAAAGCCCCCAGTAACTGAAAGATCAGCACCGGCAGAGGTATTACCGCTAAACGTAGCGGTTCCTCCGGCTACTAAATTCTGCGCTATATACACATGGCGAGGGCGTGTAGCAGCGTCTTTACCGATGTCATACAAATTATCGGTAAAAATCAAGTCGGAGGTAACCGTCGCAGTAACGGTAAGCGTATCAGCCGCGCTATCCCCGATTGTGGTATCGCCCGATATATCCAAATCTGTGGCAGAGATGCTACCCGTAAGTGTGGGGGATGTAATCGTAGGGGCAGTAAGTGTTTTGTTTGTTAGGGTTTCGGTACCGTCTAGTGTAGCCAGCGTCCCAGTAGTTGGTAACGTTACATCAGTTGTACCCGTTGTTGTAAGAGTCAACGAATACGCGCCAGAAGTAGTAAAAGCTCCAGCAGTTGTTACTGCACCGCCAAACGTAATTGTGTAACCGCCGTAGGACAGTGTGTTTATGTTTGTGACAACTTCTTCAACATTTGTTGTATCACAAAACACAATCATTGTCGTGCCGTCAGGGATAGCTACCCCCGTACCAGCCGATGTCTTAATAGTGACTTGTTGCCCAGCGTCGTTCTTGCATATGTACAGTTTTGTAGCATCGGGGCATACAACAGTTGCTGCGCCAGTAAGCGCCACACCAGTGTCGGTGAACTCAAGTAGCGCGCATCGGGATTCAGAAGTGGTGCCATCCGCAGTTGTAAGGGTATGCGAGTTGGTGGTCCACGAGTTAATAACCGCGCGGCCCGCAATCGCTTCTTCGACCATTGACGTAATGTTGTCGTTTACTACGTCACCCCATGTACCGCTTAATTCCCCCTGAACAGGGAGAGCTAATTTAAGTATTGAAGTGTACTGTGTCGTCATGTTTTATTCCTCACGCGGCTATATCTTGCCAATCTGCGTCTTGTATTAATGTAACATTACCCCAAGTTGGTGTCTGGTTGCTACTAACGTCTCCCCAACCGGGAACTTGGTCAGTATTAATATCCCCCCAAAGGAATACAGTACCGACAGCACCGGTGCAGGGTACTCCCGTAACTTCTACAGTAGTGTCTATTGCAACAGTCGCACTAGAAACCACCCCAGTGCCAACTACTCCAGTTGGGCGTACAGTCATCCCTAGCGCTATATAAGGGGTCCCAACAACGCCAGTAGCCGCGAGCCCAGAAGTGCTTACATTCGCGTCAGCAGTAGTTTGTACGGTCCCTACAGAAGCTGAGGCGGCAATTCCAACTACAACTATATTTGCGTCGGCGGATACAACTACAGAGCCTAGTCCGGCACTAGCAGCTAGTCCAGACGTTGCTACATTTGCATCCGCGGTTATGGATACGGCACCTTCTGATACCGTGGCTTGGACCCCGACGGGGTATACATTCGCATCGGCGGATACAACTACATCGCCTAGCTGGGCTGTACTCTGCACGCCATCCGCATAAATATTGGCTTCAGCAATTACGCCTACTGTGCCAAGTCCGCCGGTTGCTTCAAGCCCTGATGTAGCCACGGTGGCATCGGTTGTTATATCTACCGTGCCCGTTTGTCCTGCGGCTGATACGCCCGTAGGGTATATGTTTGCTTCAGCTACTACTAATACAGAGCCAAGCCCTGCACTGGCGGATAGCCCCGCTGGGTAAACATTTGCATTTGCTACTACAGATACAGTACCAACCGTACCAGTAGCGTATGGCAACTGGACGTCTTGCCCCCACGCGGTCTCACCCCACCCTCCGGCGGAGTACCCACGATAAGTAACAACGACGTCAGCCATAGCTCAATCTACGCAATGCGAACGATAGCGTTTGATGCGTCTGCTGTAGGGAACTGGATAGTAAAGTCACCGGCAGTAGACGTTTTATCAGCCCCAAAATCAAGGACCGCAACGGCTGGATTAGAGCCGCCAGACTGGTAAATCAACGCCCCACGAGCAGTGATCGTTGCAGTAGACCACGTTGTGTCATTGAAATCTAAGTAAGCTGTAGTTCCAGAAGTTGTTGGGGCAACAACTGTCAACGTATTGCCTCCAGCTGTATATCCAGTACCTACTACCTCATTCGTAGCAGAGTACGCGGTTGTAGTCGCGTCTAGGCTAGCAGATGAAGTGTATAGTGCTATTTTAAATGTCTGTACAGTGTCTGAACTAAAGTCCATCTCTCCATCGAGAAGAGCTTTTTTGAACGACGTGCACATCGCTTGTGTGATTGCCATGTAAATCTCCTTAACTTACCGCGGTACGGAATTGCCCAGAACGGTAAGCATCTTCACGAAGTTTACCATCCCCCAAGTTTTTAAGTAGTCCAATCGCCTGCAGATACAACTTTTCGTACATTTGTACTACGTCAGCTTCACCCTTCAAGAATCGAACCGCTTGTATTAGCGAGCCGTTAAGGAGGGCCGAGTCAAACTCGTCACCAAGCCATGTCGTACCTGCAGTAACTATAGATTCTGGGTAGTATCCATAGTGCAGCTCGGTAGTATAAGCATCGTCAGGAGCTGGTCCTAGAATAAACGCCCTATCATCAAAATACGCATAATGCTTAGGCAACCCTGTGCTAGATGCGTTAGGGTAGGCTTCCCTAATAAAGTTCACGTCTTTGTTTAGTAGGAACTGCGTATTCCCAGCACTATCGGTAACTGCTAATGAATATGTCCAAAGAAAATCAGTTGGAGTGCTCAAATACTTATTTCCAGCGGTCAACGTACCTTGTACGTTCCTACGCAAAGCGGGTATCTGCACGGTGTTGTAAATAGTCTGCTCAGCTTGCTGAACGAAAGTCGCGAGCTGATCTGCTGTGAATGAGGACTCACAGGTATCTTCGATTGTTTGGGTCAGCTCAGTATAGTTCATAAGTTACGCCATCGGCCCCCGGGCCATAGTACCCTTAGTTGCTGCACCACAGCCGCGCACTTTAACTCCGCCGCCTTTGGCCATTTTATGTACCTTACCGCCACATCCCATAGCTTTCTTCTTGCTAGGTTTTGCCATCTTCTTACGCATTTTTCTGCTCCTAAATAACAGTTACCGTTACAGTACCTATAAATCCGCTCCCAACAGCGGGGCGGACCGGTTCAATAAGTGCGCGACTAGACGCGTACTGGTTATTATCTGGACGGGGATCACGCAGGGCTTGCGGATCGTCAACTGGGTACCGTCCGAGTTCGTTCTGCGGGTTGTCAGGGTTCCAACATTCTGGACACGCCTTAACATTAGTATCACGGTTCTTGACAATCAGATTACGTAGCTCGCGTAATTTGTAGGTAAACCCACAAACATCGCAAACGCCGTTAGCTTTTTGCCCTGATGCAAACCGTGCTCCCATATCAAATCCTCATACCGCGGGGGACAAACCGTGCTGGAGTTTTTTCCCGGTCTTCTCCAGCGGCCAACATAAACTGCTCTTCGTATTCTTGCTTTAACATAGGAATTCGCCCTGCCAATGCTGGGTCTTTCATCGCAATATAATACGCAAGTCCAGCCACTAGACATGGGAAAAAACGGAAATTCATATCAGCAGTTTCAACCCCACTACCGGCATCTTGGACGCGCCTCATACGCCAGTAGCGAAATACGTAATCATTAGAGTCAGGTACAGGCCAAACATTAATCTTTGGGTTATCGCGTAAACGTTCAATCCAAACTTGAATGGGCCTACCTTGAGATAACTTGTTAGGGATAGACGCGTAGGTACTTACACTAATACGACTTATAGTAAGGTCAGATTGGGTCGCGGCATTACCCGCGCCAGTACGTATAGCTTGTTCTAGTAAATCAATAGTATCTGCTGGTAAATCATATTCAGACGTACCTTGCACTAAGTTTACTGAGCCTTCGTCAATAGTCCAAAGGTTGATACCGCGGTTTTGCCATTCGATCGTAAGTAAGTTCATAGAACGACGGGCGGTGCGTAGGTCATACCCAGACCGCATCTCCCGACCAGCGCGTTCCCACGCTTCTTCGGCGATCTCGGTAAAATCCATGTTAAACGCTGTAGTACCTGATGTCGTCATTTTTTAGCCTTCTTGCGTGTAGCAGGGCTAACGCGCTTTGGTTTTCCCGCGGGCTGACCCAATCGTTTCTTCTCAGCAATCTTTTTACGTTTCTCGGTAGCAGTCATCTCCCCACTTGTTTTTGGGGTTTTGCTCGATACCTTCTTCGTAGGGCGGCAATAAGGAGTACCTCGTTTTTCGCCCTCTTTCCGACCACAAGACTTGCCAGTACGCACATCTTTCCAGTCCTCTTTGAACCAGCGTTTTAGTGCGGTACCTTTTGCAGTCTTACGTACGGCCATTACTTCTTACCTTTGTTGCCCCAGTTTTTCGCCCCAACCTTACGGCACTTGGCGATTGCCCCAGATGCGTAGGCAGACGGAAAGACTTTGTAGCGAGATTTAACCTTGCTGTAACAAGCGTCTTTCACCGTCCCCCCTTTTTTGTAATACCGGCGCATTAGTACATCTTACAAGGACGGACGCCCTGTTTAGCTACACCGCAACCGCGTACTTTACCGCCTTTAGCCATCTTCTTGGTGCCGCAGCTGCTACCGACTCTACCACCCTTAGCCATTTTAGACTTTACGGAATCATCGTTCATCAAACGAAATTCCTTCTTAGGCTTCTTAGGCGTCTCTTCGTTGTCACCTTTGCCATAGCGGGTTTTTTCGTATCTCTCCATGGCTTTTCGCATATTCCGATCCATTTCTTCATCTCTAGCCTGTCTACGCATTTCCGCCTGTTTTTCCTTTGGCACGTCGTATTCTGCCATGCCACCATCCATGTATTTCTTCTTGCTAGGTTTCATAAATTCTTCTCCTACACGTTGGGGTACCCCAACTTTCTTAGCAAATTTAGGGTTGTTTGCTACTGCTGCCATAAACTTACGCTGTTTTTTAGACTTAGCGGGCATCACCATTTCTCCCTATCAGCCCAAAATGCAGCGGACATCTTACCTTTCTTGATGTTTTTAGCGTGGCGAGCTTTGAAACTTGCGCGTTTCTTTTTCATCCGCGCAGACTCACCAGCTTTAGGTTTACCAGCAGTCTTAGCGCCCTGCTCTCCAAAACGAATAACTTTCTCTTTGCCCCCCTCACACGCCTTTACGACATGGGATTTTTTGGGGTGGCTTGGAGTTCGCCGCGGTTTATTGCAGGACATCTTAGATTTCTCTACACGACCCCCTGACTTGTAATAGGTGCGCATAAATGCCCCTAACTATAAAACACGGTTATAGCGTCGATGTTAGTAGCCGCAGATATAAATACGTCACTAGTGAACCGAAGCCCATTATCCGGAATGTTGATGGAGTGCGAGTCAGACGCAAGAAAATCAATGTCTAGCACTGTGCTACCGCCATCACCATCGGTTACAGTCAGTCGCCCTGCGCCAGTAGCGTTAGTCAACACCTGAACCTGTCTTACCCTTGCTGGGCCAACTGCTAAAGAGCCAGTAGCGGTAACGCGTTTGGATTGTACGTCAGATAATGACATAACTTATCCCTCCTTCTTAGCAGAAGTCTTTTTGGCAGCTGCTTTTTTAGGCGCGGGCTTTGCTGGAGCTTTTTTCGTGCCGTCGGCATTTAGCCCACGGCGTGCCAGCTCATCAGCGGTAGGGGGTTGGAATCGATTACTCATAGATCACCCCCAATTACGCTGCCGCAATAGCTGCACCAGTATCAGAACGCAGCCAATCAGTGCCATCAGAAAACGCGAGAATCGCTGAGCCTGCTGCACCATTGGAAACGTAGATAAGAGTACCAGCACCGGCGGAAGCCGCGGAAGGAGCGGATGCTACAGTGTAAGTAGGAACTTTAATATCGCCAACGAAGCCGTTGGTTGAGGTCACAGGACCAGAAAAAGTAGTAGAAGCCATTAAATTGTCCTCACATGCGAGTTAGGTACTACTGTCTGCATGTCGTCAGTCGGGTCTGTCAGTAGTACCGGTTATCCCGATAGTTAACTTTTTAGCACTATTTGTGATAACAAGTCAACAAAAGAAAAGGGGCCCGAAGGCCCCCAATCTGTTAAGCACCCGGAGAGCCGTAGATTCCCAGTGGGTCAGAGACCCCGAAGGAGTAACGCTCACGAGCTTTATAGCGGCTGTTGCCAGTATCAAAATCAGCATCCATAGAGGTGCTCATCGGAGTACGGACAAAGTGCTTCAAGCCATTGGGTACGTCAGTCAACAAAAACCAAGCGTTAGTATCTGTCAGATAATGGTTAACGCCGTAACCCTCGGGGATAGACCCCATAGAGCGCAGGGCGTTCAGATCATTATCGGCAGTTGCTACACGACCTTCAGTCTCAAGCAAACGAGTTGCAACAAACTGGAGGTTCGGTGGAACGATCAACTTACGCGGTTTGGCAGCGATCAACAGACCACGTTCGTCTGTCCACTGGCTGATACCAATAACGGCGGCTTCCAAAGAAGTCTCATTAAGGTCAGCAGCGACAGCAGGACGGTTGGAGTTGGTACCGCCAGACACCAAGGGGTGGTCAGTAGCACACAAGGTTTTACCGTCACCGTAAGTGGTACCAGAAGCAAATGCGTTGTTCAACACAGAAGCTGCTTTAACCTGCTTGGTGTAAGCCATGGCACGAGCCAATGCTTTGGTATAACGAGCAGACAGAGAGTCATACAGGTTATCTTCGATAGCTTCTTCAGTGATGGAGAAGCCCATAGCAATGGTTTCGTGAGTGTAACGAGCAGTCCATGCCTCTTGAGCATTATCATACTCAATGGCAGCGCCTTCACCTTTAACAGGAGCGGCTGAAAAGCCCGACAGCTTAGTTTCTTCTTCAAAAGAGCGATCAGAACTTTCGGTATCGAAAATCTCTGCGTGCTCTTCACCATACTTCGCGTACTCCATACCGAACAAAGCGTTCAGTCCGGGGAGGAGTTCTTTAAGTAACTGGGCGCGTGAAATAGCCATTGTCTACTCCTCCTTATACGCCAGTCGTGTTGTCATACTGATGGCCTGCGTTCCATTTAACGTAGGCTTCGGTATAACCACCCGAGCTGTTTTTAGTTTCCTCAACCATACCAACAATACGGAAAGGCAGAGTGTTAGTGGTGGCAGACGTGTCAGAAATCGCACAACGAGAATTACCCGAAGTGGAATCACCAGTATTGTCTACACCTGCGACGTTTGCACCTATATCAGTCAGGGCAAGATCACCAATGGTAGTTCCAGAAGAAACAACCGCTACTTTGAACAGCAGGTCAGTGCCGTCCGCAACGAATGCTTCAATATCACTTGCCACGGTGCTTGCAGGGTACGATTGACGCCATACCTTGTAACCAAGGTTAGGATCAGTGTACGTGCAACCAAGGAAAACACCAACGGGTGTCATAGCAGCGTCATACGCATCGCGTTCGACAGTGCCTCCGGTAACCAGCTTCACAGCATCTCCATAGAAGATTGATGTATCGTAACCACTTGCAATTTTAAAGTGGCGAGTTACACCAACGAAAGGAGAGCCGCTGAGCAGTTTTACCGGAACTAGGCCGTATGGCCCACTTACAGTAGGATAAGCCATGATTAGCTCCTCTAATTAGTTCCGTTACCAAAAGTAACCTTCGTCTTCCGCTCGTTAAACAAGGGCATACGAGGGTCATTTTCACGCATAAGGTTGTTATCTACGGACTGCATCTGAGCTTTAGACTGTTGAGTGTAGTAGTCATTCCGCTCGTCAACCATCTCCGATGGAGCTTTACAAAGCATCAATCCACCAATCACGATGTTATCTTTGAACCTGTCGTTCTCGATAGTAACCATGGTGATCTCTGGGTGGTCTGTAGCTTTTACCGGCTCCCAACCTTCACGTAGTTTGGAAGATACATTAGTAGCGTCAACTTGACCTTGAGTGCTCACACGGACCCAATGGAATTCATAGCCCGGCTCGGGATTCGGTGAGGGCAATACCTCTGGGCGCTGCCAAGCCTTGTTACGGACCGTTTTTTCACGGGTGGTGTGTTCTCTATTGATTCGGTTATCAGCCATTGTTCTTCCTCATATCTAATGCAACCTGTTTGGCGTACTGTTCTGGAGATAATCCTAAACGTTTTGCAAGCGCGATCTGGGTCGTTGTAAGCCTAATTTTGTTAGGCGCTGTGCTCCGCGTTGCGGGGGCGACCACATTCGACTTCCGCTTGGGTTTAGTTTCTACCTCCACGTCTTCTCCGAATCGCTCCGGAAACACTTGTCGCATACGGGCATCTATACGCTCGTAGTAAGTGTCACTTTGAGGGTTAATTCCCTCTTGGACTAGTTTGTTGTGCAACCCCAATGCAAAACTAGTCATTTCGACGTCTTTGTTAAACCAAGTGTTTTCTTGCTGCCAAGAAACCGCTCGTTCATCGGGTTTGACCTGTGATGTATCGGGTTGTACGTCAACATTAGCAGGACTATCCTCTTCCTGTAAAGACGGTAACTTAAAATTATTTAACTTATCAGCTTTAAGTTTAACATTTGTTAGCTGATCTTGTGCTTCAAGAACTTTATCTGAGTCTCCAGCCTCATAAGCATCTTTATATGCTTTCCTAGCAACCTCTATTTCAGCTGCAGCATTTTTCTTAGCTTGCTCAAGCAATGCTGCCTGACTCTTACTACTGCTAGTCTTTAGCTGTTTGTTTTCTTCGATGAGTTGTTGAGACAGTCGCTCGAGCTCTTCACGCTCTCTAACTGCTTGCTCTTTTGCACGGCGTTCGTCGTGATAGCCTTTGCTAAAGTGCTGGATGCGTTTACGAACTTTCTCAGAATAGTCTTCAAGTTCTTCGTCAGTGACGTCTGCGGGTGGTTCTGATGGTTTACGGCCGCGGTCCGCTTTCGGCGTATCGTCAACCACTTCAACCTCAAAGTCGTCGTCATCAGAATCCACTGTATCTGTATCCACAGTATCATCTGGTGCGCTCTCTTGTTCTTTATCACGCGTGTCTACCTCCTGTGCGCTAGAGGACTCAACGTCAATTTCGGTGTTATCTTCTTGCTCGTTTGGAAATTCAAACTCTACTTTTTGAAAGGGCATGGGGTTACCTCCTACACAGCCATAATTCCACGGGGATCAGGGATAACAGCTTCTACGGAATCATCGTTCATCAAACGAAACTCCTTACCGTTAACCTTAAACCTCGTGCCAGTGTTCATCCTGAACATTACGTAATCGCCTTCTTTACACCACGGACCTTCTGGGAAACGTTCTTTGTCAGTGTATGCGCCTTTGCCCATATCAATAACAACTCCCATGATCGACAGGATGTACTCCTTGTGCATCGCGTCTGAGGTTTTAAGTAGTGTACTGTTTTGGTAATACTGCTCCACATCTGGGAGAGCGATTAACAGGCGGTACCCTGTAGGTTTGGGGAGTTGGGCCTCCCAATCCGCATCAGGAATTGTGCGTTCCTCCTGTACAGGCTCAGTCGTAGCGTTTGCAGCATCGATTTCAGCTTGCACTCCAGTAGGTAACACAAGTTTGTGAGCTTTAGTCATCGTCATTGTCCATATAGTTTTTCGCGAGGTCTGTAATGGTTTGCTTGCTGATCTCCAGACCACGGATAAGACCAACAACTTCCCTAAACTCTGCGTAGTCCTTGGGACTACCAGTAGTTAAGAAACTTTCTGCAGATGAGATTTCCTCACCGATACGTTGTTCAAGCACGTCAAAGACGGTTTTAGCCATGTTTTAGCCTTTCTGCTTATCAGATAATAGTTTTGCCAACTCTAGATCAAGTTTCGTGCTATCTCGTCGACGGTCTGCTGCGAGTTTTACGCCTTCTTTTTGCGCCTGCAAGGACAACTCTTGTTGGTCCATCTGGAGTTTCTGCGCTTCTAAGATAGCGTCTGCCTGATCTTTCTGAGACTTGCGCTCCAATTCACGCTGTTTAAGCTGCTGATCTGATTGATCTTTCTGCTGTTTGCGTTGGACTTCCTGAGCTTTAATCTGCAACTCGGCTTGCTGCATCTGTACTACTGGGTCTTGCGCTTGCTCCTGTGCTTGCGCCTGCGCTGCCTGCTGCTGTTTCGCTTGCGTCAGCTGCGCCCCTGCATCTGCGACCAACCTAGACAGCTCAACTTCAATCTGCTCTGGCAGCTCCGCATTAGGCGCGGGTAGCGAGGCTCCAAGTTTCTCCTCAATTTGCTGCCTGTACTGATACCCAAGGTGTTCAGCAATATGCGCCTGTAGTGACGCCATAATCTGCTGTGCTTGCGGGTTTTGCCCGATCATCTGCGCAACTTGTGGGTCCTGCATAAACGACATATGTACGGCTATGTGTGCTTCGTGGTCTTGGTAAATAAATGCCTTCATGGGTTTACCAACCAACGCGTCCATATTCTCACTGACTGGATCAGCCGGTTTCGCGTCGTCCGAAATGGGTACGAGCTTATCGGCGTTTTTAACCCCCAAAACCTCGATCATCTGCCTATGCAACTGTGGCAAATCGTAAATTTGCGGGGCTGACTGTGCCATCTGCAACACCGCTTGGTATTGCACGACACGCTGGGCCATGGTGGAACTGTTAGGATCACTAACAGGGATGACATCCACCATCATATAGTCGCTATTCCGGGCAGACATCTCCCCCCGGACAGGCACATACTCATACTCTACAGGGGCAAACTCCGCCATGATGTCTTTGAGCATCTTAAACTCTTGCTTCATCGCGTAGTGGACCCGGGCTTGTACTGCTGCCATGGGTTTCAGCGTACGTTCCAGCAACGCAAGAGTGGTACCAACTGGCGCATTTGCGGACATATCAGAGATATTCATGTCGCTAATTGCACCCAGACGACGCCCTTCCTGTGTGATCTGGTTTAGAAGTTGTAACAGGGTCTGCGACGGTTCCTTGTACGGAAGAGGCATGATGTTGTCACGGATACTACCTGATGGCACATCGACGTCTTTCCATTCCCCCGGCTCAATCGGCGTATCGTCGCCTTTTATGCGCAGCCCACGGGATTTCAAGCCACCCGGCAGGTTAGACAGCGTACCAGCGTCCACCAACTGCCGTATAAGCGACGTTCCCGCTCTGGCGTACCCACCTATAATGTGGATGAGTCCAAGCCCGTAGAAGCCAAATCCCGGCACGTACACGTAATGTACGAAGTGCTGGCGCTTCAACATCAAGGGGTCGTCTTCATTCCAGTTACGTCGAATACCTAAAACCTCGCCAGTACCCCGCTCAATCGTTACGATGTAGGGTTTGGCTATATCGTCGTCTGAGTCGTCGACACCATCGATAACCATATCGACATGCACTTCATACAGTGCGTAACGATCGTCATCAGTTAGGGAGAACCCGCCTTCTTCAGCCTTACGCTCCTCAATATCTGAGTGGTACGGCATCGGATCGCCAAGTTCTACGTCACGGTAGAAGCCGCCCGCCTGCAGTTTACGCAGCTCATTCTTCGTCTTACGCATAACGTGGGTTACACGTTCAGCAGTCTCGATATGAGACGCGCCGTAGGGCACAATAACGTCTTCTGCGGGGATGTAGATGGCAATCTGACGTCCCATATTGGGATCGTAGTACACCTTCTTAAACGCGGAGCCTGACAACCCTAGGCTATACAGCAAACGCTCATGCTCTGGTCGGTACTCAACCATATGCTCAGTAAGCTGATAGTTCATATCAGCTTTGACACGTTGTGAGGCTTCTACCTTCTCTTTTGTCTCTTCCCCGAGAATTTTAACCTTTACGGGACCTGCTGCAGGGAATGTCTCTGACATTGTCTCCGCTTGGAAGCGAATAGCCGCCTCAGCAAGGATCGTGGAGTATACGCCACTAGCGCCTTCCCACGGCTGGGTGCGCTCTTCGTACTTGAATCCAAGCACTTCCAACCCTTTAACGAACGTATCAGCCCACTCTTTCCGAGCGTCTATATCAGCTGTTACCAACCCAACAACGTCGTTTGAGATTTCACGTAAGTGACTGTCGTCAAGGACCTCAGCTAAGTTAATATCAAACTCTAGAACGTCAGATACTTCTGCATCAGGGATTAGGGTAATCTCCATGGAGCCGTCATCTAGGACAACCGCTTCAGGGTCAATGATTTCAATGTTTAGCTCCCCTACCTCTTCACCCTGCATCTCTTCGTCAATGCTTTCTGGTGCGGAGTAGAGCCCTTTTTCAATAGCCATACTTTAACCTCTTAATAATATCCACCTCTACGCTGTCGAAAATAGACAACGTCTTCTGGTTCATCCGAGGGTAGACGAATAAACCCTCCCTGACGGAATCGCATAAGCGCCATCACTGTTGAGTCAACTAAGTCATCATGACTCATAAAAGGGAATCCAGCAATCTCTTCTATTACTTCTTCCGCCCATCTGGTAGGCGGTATCCACACTAAACCCGAGGCGACAATATCTGCTACGGAGTTAAGTCGCGCTAATTTATCACCAGACCCCCTATGGGGAGTATACTCCGATACGGGTAACCCCATACGTCGCATCTCTTGATACAGCGCGGTTCCCGCGGACTTCTTTTCCACGATAAACGCATCTGGGTCCCAGTCACTGTACTCGGCCATTGCTAGCTCTTTAAGCTCAGGAAACTCCAAACGCTTCTTAATACTGTTGAGCAGTATGATGTTGTAGGCACCCGTCTCCTCGTTGAAGAACACTCCCCACGTCGTTAGTGCCGTAAAGTCAGCACGGTTGTGGGTTTCTGCCGCAGCATCAAGAGACATGATGATATATTCACATGTGGGCGGGTTATCCTGCTCCCACGTGTTCCACCACTCCCGCTTGATGATAGACGCCTCTTCGGCGGTTGGTTGCTGCTGATACTGCGCATTCCACTGGAATGCTGGCATAGATGCCTTTGTACGCAGGAGGGCTTCCAGATCGAAAAACTCAGGCCACAACGGCTTCTGTACCCACGTGGCCGTTTCTTCGTCCTGAATATCCAGTAGGGCGGGGAACTCAACAACCTCGTACTGGTCAGCACGGTTGTTTTTTACCATGTCAGTTGTCACTCTGCCTGTGAGGTCATCCATGTGCCAACGGGTTTGAATGATAGCCACCCGTCCCCCCGGCATGAGACGAGTACGCGCACCGAACGTAAACCACTCGTACGCCTTCTCGAAAACTTCAAAATTACCATTAATGACATCTTGCTCTGAGTGCGGGTCATCGACCAAGAGAAGATCGGCACCACGACCAGCAAGTGCCGACCCAATACCACACGCATAATATTCACCGCCTACATTCGTGTTCCAACGTCCTGCTGACTTGCTATCCTGCGCTAGACATGTTGTAGGAAATACCTGTTTGTACGTATCTGTAGCAATTAAGTTACGTACCTTACGTCCAAAATCCACCGCCAAGTCTGTGGTGTGGGACACCATCATAACTTTCTTGGTCGGATTCCTACCTAAAAACCAAGCTGGGAACATTATTGACACGAGCTGGGACTTGCCATGACGAGGGGGTATATTTACGCATATCCGGTCCTTGTCGCCCGTCTCGATAGCCATGAGCATATTTGCCAGCTTGCGGTGATGGGCACCGACTATGTAGTCAGGCTGCATCCGCTGGCAAAACGCTATGAGGTCGTCAAACGCTGCTTGGTTCTCTTTACGTGACGATAGTTCACCGGCCATCTCGGCGATCTCGGCCAACTCATCGTCGCTAAACGCATCGAGGTTGGCGAGCATAGTCTCTATCTCGCTTTCGGTGAAATCGTGAGTTACCTCAGTCATCAAACGACCCGGTAGTGCCTAGTTCTGCGTCTACATCGAGGGTATCCCCATCGATAATTACTGCGTCTTCTGCATCTTCGGGGGGATTTACTAGTTTTACGAGCTTGGCACGGAGCCGATCTTTCAACTCATCCGTTGTCTGGTGGGTTAAGGTAACTTCGGTCTTCTCAGAGAAGAGTCCAACGTCTGAAATCTTGCCCAGAAGCTCTAATGCGCGTATCCGCACCCGAGGATCAGGGTTGTCCGTCTCTTGAATGAGCTTATTTGTCACCAGATGCCGTACTTGCACCGCATTTTGCACCACTGAGTGCCCAAACTGACTGAGTATAGTGTGGGTCACCATCAAAGTGGCCGGGGGTAGGGACGATGCACGCTTGTTGTTTACTTTCTTAGAGGTACCTTCGGGGTCATCGGCGTAAGCTAACGTCAATTTAGCCGCCGCTTCCTCGTCTTCACGGGTCTGAGTGACGTCCAAACCATGTTCAGCCAGCATAGAAGCAGTATTACATGCCGCTTCTGCACGGGCACGGAGGTCTATGTACGGAACTTTGTCCGAATAGGGCACGCCTATTTCTGGTTCTATCGTAAATTCCATGGTACATCCGCAGGTTTAACACCGATACTGCCGGTTTATACACAATAATTTATTTTTATGCAAGGAGGTTGGGACTCCTACCGGGGGGTGTTCCTATATATGAGGGGGGTGGGGGTCCGACCCAGAAAAAAAGACCCCCTCGAAATACAAGGGGGTAAATTGCACTAAGTGCTATGGGAGGGTATTACGAGGATATAGAACGTGCATTATAACAACTGTTTGTATCTATACGCAATTATATATGCAAGGTCGATTTCAAAAAATGCGTAGTTATTCGTGTAAATTAGTAATATATAAGTAATGCTGGAGTCCCAACTGGTAAACGGGGTGTACGGGGGCGGTGGGGGTCGACTTAGCGTGATTTGTTAGTGCGCCACTAACAAGGCGAAATTATAAACTGTCGAGATATGTCGAGATGTGTGTTTATCTATTGATTTGTTACATTATATTTAGTTTAATGGGAACCACTGGCGGCGAGAACCACCAGTAATTAAATTAACCTTAATAACTTATGGAGCATATATCATGCGTACATTATCTAATGACACTATCAAGAAAGTAGCAAAGGCAATTGAAACCACAGTTCGCGCCGACGTTGCGCGAGGCGCGGCCCTTGATCTACTTGTTGCCGATGGATTCGACAAGGTATCAGACTACGTTAGTCCCAAGTCCAACGGCTCCACATGTGAGCCCGACGAATGGGAAGCGCTGAAGGGCGCCGTCATTATGGGATTCAGTAAAACGGTTCAGTCCATACTCGATACGCCAACTAAGGCCCTTGACGACGTTAAGAAATCCGATAAGCGATACTGGCAGCAACAAGTAAACGCCCGCATCGCGGACTTCAAACGACAACTTGCCAAACGTGAGGCGGCCGAGGAACGCGGCGCATCGCGTACTAGGACACTGGCAGAATGGTTCACGGACTTTGCGAACGATGGCGAGAAAAAACTGCGCAATGCGGAGGAATGCACGTTCGATATCTTGCCGGTGCTCAAGATGGTTCAGGAAATAAAACGACTTGTTAAGTAATTATCGGGGGCCTTCGGGCCCCCCTTTTTATAGGATATATCAATATGAAATTTGCACTGTTTATATTTGCCCTATCACTCACGGCATTCTTAATAGTTGGTACTGCCGACTTTCGCGAACAAATTGTTCAATACAATCACTACACTGACATGGTGTGCTCCGGCGCATGGCCGGACTACCGCGACATGAAACCCACATGCGACCGCCCCCAATACGGTCAAGCACAATAACACCTCATTAGCCCCGCTCCGGCGGGGTTTTTTTTCGCCTAAAATTTGGCGATGCCAGTTACTGATATAGCGCGGAGCCACGCGGCACGCGTGAACAAGTAATATGTTAGGTACACACTAACAAGTTGATGCCAGTTATACGTATAGCGATGAGCCATGCGGCGCACATGGCTCATAATGTTAGTGTTACACTAACAAGTTGATACCAGTTATATGGATAGCGATGAGCCACACGTGCGCTGTGTTAACAAATAATATGTTAGGTACGCACTAACACGTCGATACCAGTTATATGGGTAGCGCGGAGCTGCATGGCGCATTATCTGGGTAATGTTCGTAATGTTCGCTTTAATGTTCGTAATGTTCGCTTGTTTTTAGCAAGTTGCGTACATTATGTTTTTGTGGCATTCAATTAAGGTATTTGCAGGAGCGCGACTAAACGTGCCTATCGAGAAATGTAGTATCTTATCTAATAATAATAATAATAATAAAGTTCGTTTTATATATATATAGAGCGATTCTGGAAAATATAAGTAAATCATTTTGTATTTTATTTGTTCGTTCTTCCTTTCCCGCGGTTTTCAGATGCTCTCTCCTCACAAAAGCGAACATTAGAACTTTACTTACATTTCAATAACTTACTTGCGAACATTAGCCGAACATTACCCCCTAAAAACGAACATTACATTCCCTACCACGTTTTACCATCAATTGACATAGTTCACTACATTTGCTATAATATTACAAGTTAGTGGGGATTCGTCTGTTGGTTCTCGCCTTATCCATAAGTTGCAGCGGTCCCCACTAGCTAACACTTTGTTAGTGACACACTAACTTTTTACAACCTAACAACGTTCTGGAGAACGATATGGAAACTTTAAACGCACCATCACACGTATCTACACCCTCCATTGCCTCAAGTGCAATGTTAGTAGAGTTAAGTATCTCAACATGGACTGGCCGCAAGTTAGACAAGCGTGCATCGTCACAAGTTACCGCAACCCACGGTGCAGCGTCCGGTGTTGCCAATGTCAACAAGAAACTACTTGGTGACTGTGATGAGCTCACAGCCGTACAAAAGTTCACCGCTAACGTGCGCAACCTACACTACGGCATGACGATGCCTTGGTCAGATACCGGCCTCCGACTACTGCCGACCGCACAATACTTCAAATACAACGAGGCAATGACCGCCGTGCAGGATGAGTATCGCCGCATGGTAGATAACTTTCTCCGTGCATATGACTGGGAAATTAGCCAAGCGCAGGCCAAGCTGGGTGAGTTATTCAACCATGCCGACTACCCGACTGCCGAATCTATCAGACGTAAGTTTAGTTTTCGGTTCTCATATATACCGCTGCCTGAAGCAGGTGATTTCCGTGTTGACGTAGGCAACGAGGCTACGGCACAAATAACGCAGCATTACAAGTCATATTATACGTCGCAGCTGGAATCTGCCATGCGTGACGTGTGGCAACGGACATATACCGCGCTATCTAAAATGTCAGAGCGGCTCGACTATGCCGACGACACACACAAAAAAGTGTTTCGCGATTCATTAGTATCTAACGTGCTCGACATGGTAGAACTGTTGGACGTGTGCAACGTGACGGGTGACTCGCAGATGGCGGCACTACGCGCCAAGCTCGACGATACCTTGCGGGGCGTTACACCCGACGCGCTACGTGACGACGTGTACTTGCGTGCACAGACTAAACGTGCAGTTGATGCCGTCATCGCGCAACTTCCCTCGCTTGACGTGTAACAAGTTAGTGTGACACTAACAACTAAAACTGGAGAACGACAATGACTACCACAAATACCGCAACAACTATGTATGCACTCAACCTTGACCAGATCGCCACCGCCATACGTGTGGGTGGACATAACCGCACGGTGCTCGTGCAGGGCCACATGGGTACGGGCAAGTCGTCACTGCTACGCACACTTGCTGACGAATTACCGCAACATACCCCGTGTTACTTCGACTGTACGACTAAGGACCTCGGTGACATATCCATACCCAAGCTGGCGACACTGGACGATGCCGATTACGTTTCATATGCGACTAACGAGGAGCTCGGTGCTCACCTCGACAAGCCCATCATCCTCATGGTCGATGAGTACGGCAAGGCTAACCCCGCCGTGAAGAACTCACTGTTACGACTCATGCTAGAGCGTAAGATCGGTAGTTACACACTGCACCCTGACTCATTAGTATTTGCGACAACTAACCTCGGGGCCGAGGGTGTAGGCGACCTGTTGCCACCACATGCACGCAACCGCATAACAGTGCTAACAGCGCGCAAACCTGACAATATGGAGTGGATAGAGTGGGGCATAAACAACGGCATCGACCACACACTGCTCGGTTGGTGTAAGGACAACCCGCACTTGTTCCACGGATTCGAGAGTGTTCCACGGCCCGATGACAACCCGTATATATACCACCCGCAGCAGCAGCGGACGGCGTTTGTCACACCACGATCACTCGAAGCTGCCTCCGACTGGCTCAAGCAGCGTGAGAACTTCGACGACCAGACCCTGACAAGTTTACTTATGGGTACTATCGGCGACCGTGGGGCCATGGACCTGATGGCGTTCGTGAAGCTGGCTGACCAGCTGCCGTCACTACAGTCTATCAAGGACTCACCAGCGACGGCTAAGGTGCCTGACTCCTCCGCTGCCGTGTGTATGGTGGTGTACCGGACACTTGCGACAATCGGTGCCGACTGGGTAGACGCGTGGATGGAGTATATGAACCGGCTCGACAAGGAAGCGCAGGGTATGTTCGCTAACGGGGTACGCGCACCCAAGTACGCCCACCAGAAACTTGTTATGACAAACCGCAAGTTTACCGAGTGGGCCATGCAGAATAACTATATGTTCGCCGCTGATAAGACGTAAGTTAGGGCGGCACTAACAGGAGAACGACATGTTATCTATAGGTAAACAACTCACACCAGAACAACGCCTGTCTAAAGCTGTTGTCGACATCATGGGTAATCCGCAGTACGTAGCACTCGCAGGCATACTCATGCTGGGTGACCGCAGGGTAGACGACACCGTACCTACCGCATGTACTAACGGACGTGATGAGTTATATGGCCGAGCGTTTATCGACAGTCTTAACGACGCAGAGTTACGGTTCCTTGTACTGCACGAGAGTTATCACAAGTTATACCGTCACCTCGTTACATGGCGACACTTGCACGATGAGAATGCGCAGTTAGCAAACATGGCGTGCGACTACGTTATCAACTGTAAGATATCAGACGATAACTCTAACGGGTGGGCTAAGATGCCAGACGGCGGCTGTTTAGATTTTAAGTACCGTGGCTGGGATAGCGCGCAGGTATTCAACGATCTCAAGGAATATAACAACTCACCAGATGGTGGGGGTGGTGGCACACTCGACGACCACGACTGGGATGGTGCCGAAGAACTTACCGAGGCAGAACAGCGTGAGCTTGCACGGGATATCGACGAGGCCATACGTCAAGGTGCGTTGATCGCAGGTAAGCTGGGCAACGGTGCAGACCGTGACATAGTCGCACTACTCGAGCCGCAGGTAGACTGGCGTGAGGTGTTGCGAGAGTTTATCCAGAATACTTGTGCGGGTAGTGACTACTCCACGTGGAAACGACCGAACCGCAGGTTTATATCAGGTGGTTACTACTTACCCTCCGGTATATCAGAGCAGGTAGGAGAACTTGTTATAGCCGTTGATACGTCCGGTTCGATTGGGCAGGTAGAGCTGTCGTCATTCCTTACCGAGGTCAAAGCGATATGCGATACCGTGCACCCCGATGCCGTACGGTTACTCTACTGGGATACTAGTGTGCGCCAAGACGAGAAGTATGACATGCACCAGCTGGATAGCCTTGTCACGTCGACCAAGCCCAAGGGTGGCGGTGGTACGTCCGTTACATGTGTACCCACTTATCTTGCCGAGCACGGCGTCAAACCCCAAGCGGTTCTCGTACTCACCGATGGCTACTTAGGTGGTGAGTGGGGCCGGTGGGCGTCCCCCGTCCTCTGGTGCATATTGGATAACAAGTCAGCACAGCCGACTGTTGGTAAACACGTACACATTAAATCAGGAGATATGTAATGACTTATTCAGAAGCAAACGAAACAATCGAAGCGTGGTTAGCGTTTATTCATGGCTACATGAATGACTGCCCAGAGGACTACACCATTGAAGATCACGAGAATTTAGAACTCGCCTTCAAGATCATCAGAGACGGCCACTAAGTTAGGGTGGCACTAACAAGATAACAGGAGAACGACAATGACTTTACACTACTACGACATCGATAGTTTCAAGTGGGTAGAAACTAGATACAACAACACACCCCCCGTGCGAGAACATGAGCACGGCACCAAACGTGACATACGACCTATCGGCGACCGCGCCTATAAGTGGGAGCACATACACAAGTTTTCAGATGCTTGCTACGGGTTGTTTGATGGGGCCGATGGGGACCCCGTGCAGATACAGATGTGGCGGTTCGACAAACCCACTACCGCCGAGAGTAAGAAGTTATGCCCGATATTATGGGAACGACACCGCGATGGCACCGAGACTGTTACCATACGTAACGGCTCCGGCACCAACGCTCACAATGCACGATATTCGTTTCTACAACGATATCTGCCAAGGGCTCTACGGTTTGAGAACAGAAACGGCAAGCACTTCATATATAACAGTGACGCCGGTAGCATGTATTATCTCGCAAAGTCCCGCACTATAACCGCCGCACGTAAACAACATATAGATCGTGGTACTAAAAATTGGTGGCTGAAAAAAGAAAGGTTTATATCCCGCGATGATGGAGCAGCGTTGACCTTTGAGCGCCGTGTAGATACTGAGATCGCTAGGTTTGCGTTTGTGGGTGGCGGGCTCGCTGTGCCGAAACCACCGCGTACCGTAGTTAGGAAGTCAGAGAAAGCTAAGCATAAACAAGCTATTGCAGATTTCTGGGAGTTTGCTTGCGCAATGGGTCCGATGCTGCCGATAGATTCGTACCAGTACCGGTATGATCTGCGGAAGGAGTTAATAGAACACACCGACAAATCCAACAACAACAACAACAACAATACTACTTTCTATAACGGGCGAGAGTTTTTTAACCTCCCCCATAAGTTTGCACGAGAGGTATTGAAAGATACTAATCACCCTATGCGGTTAAACCTACTAGTAGAGTTCGTGAAGGACTCCGACATACAGTACGTTGAAACCGACGCCGATGCACAGCGCGTGCGGGAGCAATATAACCGGTGGATAAACAAGGTGTGTGGATTTACCAAACAAATATAAGGTAACAGGAGAACGACGATGAGATACCCACATAAACTAGTTAGTGCGGCACTAACACAGTATAACCTCAAGGAGCCCTATGACGAGCTTGAAAAGTTCAGAGACGCAGTGTTGCAAGGTATTCACGGGCTACGTGCTACCAATGCAATACATAGTAGTTGGATTATCAACTTATACTACGACAGCTGCCCATTCACCGTTGGGGCTATATGGATAGATACAGACAAACAAGGGAACCGTACCTATACCGTTGAATCGCGGGGTATACAGAACAGAAAGTTTAGCGACTATAACGACCTTAGGTATACCAAAACGAGTAAGGACCTCGATAAAGCTGTTAGAGTCGCGAAAAAGTATTGCCGCCCGTATACTCCGCACGAGCTGTTGCACTGCACGGCACGTGATGCTAACAGTTGTATAAGTTCGTTCTCGAAAGAACTACACAGTAAGCTACAAGAAAAAAGCATTAATACGCTGAATCAACCACGACTGCTTCGAGAGCTTGAACATCTAGTACAGTCTAACCACTCATGGGTCGACCCCGAATTTGGGGAAGATTTAGTTGCTATGCTTGACCTACAAAAACAAGCCGATGCCGCTGCCGCCGCTGCGCGTGGTAAGGCATGGTTCGTACGGGTTTACCAGCGGGCAGGACAACAGATGTTTGACGTCATACCGATAAGTGATATAGGGCGGCCAATTCTTGTTAGCTTGGAAAATGACCATGTCGGAGAATCAACGCCGTACACTGACGCCGGCGTACCAGACTGGCTCATGGGTAAACTCGCAGTGCTTAGTATGATTGGTAGCGGTACGTACGTCGAAGGGGTTGGGTACAGCGTTGGGGAGGGTATGTTCTATGTCACAGAATAACTACTCACTATGTGATGATAAGATATACCGCGTATACATAGACCCTACAACAAAACACGTATATACAGTATGTATTGATATTGACAGTGACAAAAGGGAGTACTATGATTCTCCTGATGACTTGCCTGAGTGGGTGCAAGCGAAGGTCGCTGTCTTAATGATGACGTCATTGACGAAGCCGACTGAAGTTATCGAGGGTGTAGGCCGTCGCATTGATGCGAATACTTATTGGGTAGTAGAGCCACTGGCCTGACTACAAACACCAAAAGCCGGAGTGCAACAGATGAGTAAAGGCAGCAAACTACATGGCAACCACTGTCCAGCGTGTGAATCTTTTGCCGCGTCACCTATAGGGAAAGCCTTTAAGAGAGACTACATAAGAGAATTGCTTTCAAACAGCGAATTTTTATGGGCAGCCATTGGGCAAGACGCTGTTAAGACTCCAGCATGGATTCCACTGGGTATGCTGGAAGGAGAAGAGCTAGAAGCTGCTGCTGCTGAGAGGAGAAAATTCTGGGATGCAGAAGCCGATAAGATTGCTACTATGATTTTCCACAAGGATGATGCTGAACTGGGTAAGTATATTAGGAGCCTAGCAGAAGGCTACACAAAGCTGGAAGCAGACTGTTGGCTTGAAGAAAACTTGGAGCTTGCTTGACTTTTTTTGTGGAGTGGTTGTAAGATGAAAGAAAGTGCCGGACGGTGATTAGCAGTCACCTAG